CGTCGCCTGCAGACTGATCGACGACACGGCGATCAGGGGCAAGGTCGACCAGCCCGACCGGGTGTGGTGAGGACAGCATGAGCATCGAAAACGAAGAGATCGTCATCGAGGAAGAGACGCAGCCGAAGGAAGTCACGCTCGACGAAGGCGTCGACGACCTGAAGCAGCGGCTGGCCGCGGCCGAGGCCCGTGCCAAGGCCGCCGAGGAGGCGCGTCACAGCGCCGAGCTGGAGGCACACGAGGCACGTGGCACGGTGCAGGAGACCAACCTGCAGCTCGTGTCCAACGCCATCGACACGCTCCGCCAGAGCAACGAGATCGCCAAGGCCAACTACAAGGCGGCCATGTCGAACGGCGACTACGACGCCGCCGCCGGCTATCAGGAGGACATGTCGACCCACGCCGCCAAGCTCCTGCAGCTCGAACAGGGCAAGCAGGCGCTGGAGAACACACCGGCGCCCGTCATGCCGGTGTCGCGGCCTTCGGACCCCGTCGAGGCGTTTGCGGTGCAGCTCTCGCCGCGTTCGGCCGACTGGGTCCGCAAACATCCCCAGTTCGTCAGCGACCCGCGCCTGAACCAGAAGATGATCGCGGCGCACAATCTGGCCGTGGCCGACGGCCACGCCGCCGACAGCGACGAGTACTTCGATGCTGTCGAAAGCGTGCTGGGGGTCCGCAAGGCCCCCGCGAACGACGAGGCGCTGTCGACTGCCTCAAGGCGCTCGACACCGCCGCCCGCTGCGCCGGTATCCCGCGAGACGCGGGGCGGCAACGTGGTCCGCCTCTCTGGCGAAGAGCGTGAGATGGCTGCGATGATGAAGATGACCCCCGAGGAGTACGCGAAGAACAAGGTCGCGCTCAAGAAGGAAGGACGGTTGAACTGATGGACACGCTGCCCCAGACCGCCGGCCGCCGCCGCCGCGCGCGCCGCCCCGAAGAGACGGAAGAGACGGTCCTCGACACGTCTCCGCGCCCCGACATGCGGCCCCCGCTGCGTGACGACGACCCTCGCGCCGCCGCCGCACGGCGCGAGGCCGAGATCCTCGGTCACCTCGGTGACATGAACGAGGGAACGGATGAGTTCTACTTCTCACCCGACATGGTTCCCGATGGATGGACCTACGAGTGGAAGCGCCGCACGATCATGGGGCAGGAGGATCCTGCCTATCAGGTCGCGCTCGCCCGCACCGGCTGGGAAGCAGTCCCCGCCCGGCGCCACCCGGAGATGATGCCCGTCAACTGGAAGGGCGACACCATCGAGCGCAAGGGTCAGGTTCTGATGCAGCGCCCGAAGGCGATCACGGATCGCATCGAGGAGATGGACCGGCACCGGGCGCGCAACCAGATCAGGGCGAAGGAGCAGCAGCTCAACGCGGCTCCTCCGGGCACGATGGAGGCTGAGTTCTCCGACGCGCGCACGCGCCCCGTCATCAAGAAGAGCTTCGAGGCGATCCCGATCCCGAAAGACGCATAGGGGTCCGTCTCTCAGTCTGAGGGGGCCTTCGGGCCCCCTTTTTCTTGACATCCTGTCAAGTTGAAGACCGCCGCCGTCTTGGCGCATTATATCCACTGCCTCCCCGGTGCGAGGCTTTGACTTTCACGGATCTTGCGACGTCTCGGGACGCCTGCGGACCTTCCTTAAAAAGGAGTTTCCGATATGGCGAACACGAATACGCCTTTCGGTTTCCGCCAGTACTACGGCGGCTCGGGCGGTGCGCCGACTTTCGCGCAGTCGACCCGTCTGATTGCGTCCACCGACACCACCCCTGTCTACACCGGCGACCCGGTCATGCCGGTCATCTCGACCGCGAATGGCTACATCACGCAGGCCGCGGCCGGCACCACCACGCTCGCCGGCATCTTCGTCGGCTGCAAGTACACCTCGGTGTCGCAGAAGCGCACCGTGTGGAACAGCTACTGGCCCGGCAGCGATGCCTCGGGTGACGTCGAAGCCTACGTCATCGACGACCCGAACGCGCAGTTCGAGGTCATGGGTGCCAGCACGACCTTCAACATCACGGGCACGCTGACCACGGTCACCAGCTCGAAGGTCGGCCAGTATGCCCAGTTCGCCATCGGCACGGGCAACTCCAGCACCGGCCAGTCCGGCGCATACCTCGACTCCGCCAACACCACGGTGACCTTCCCGTTCATCGTGCGTGGCCTGATCGCTGCCCCGCCGGGCGGCCCCGGTGCTGACCCGACCACGGCCTACAACAAGGTCATCGTCGGCTTCAACAACGAATGGCTGCGCTCGAACGGCGCCGGCCCCACCGGCATCAGCTAAGGAGTAATGACCAATGGCTGTTAATCTTTCCGCCATCAAGGACTTGCTCCTCCCCGGCCTGCGTGGCGTCGAGGGCAAGTACGAGATGATCCCGTCTCAGTACGACAAGATCTTCACCAAGCACGATTCGAAGATGGCGCTCGAACGCACCGCCGAGATGCGGTACCTCGGGCTCGCCCAGCTGAAGACCGAAGGCGGCCAGACTGCCTTCGACAACGGCGCCGGCGAACGCTTCGTCTACAATCAGGAGCACACGGAAATCGCCCTCGGCTACGCGATCACTCGCAAGGCCATCGACGACAACCTGTACAAGACGCAGTTCCACCCGTCGAACCTCGGTCTGATCGAGAGCTTCCAGCAGACCAAGGAGATCTACGGCGCGAACATCCTGAACACGGCGACCACCTACAACGCCTCCATCGGCGGTGACGGCAAGGCGCTCTGCGCCACCGACCATCCCATCGACGGCGGCACGGTCGCCAACAAGCCGGCCATTCAGGTCGACCTGAACGAGGCGTCGCTGCTGAACTCGATGATCGCGGTTCGGACGAACTTCAAGGATCAGGCGGGCCTCAAGGTCTTCGCCCGCGCCCGGAAGCTCATCGTTCCGCCGCAGCTGGAGCCGGTCGCCATCCGACTGACCAAGACCGAGCTGCGCCCCGGCACGGCCGACAACGACGTCAACGCGATCCTGACCACCGCGGGCGGCCTGCCCGAGGGCTACATGGTCAACGACTTCCTGACGTCGGCCTACTCGTGGTTCCTGATGACCAACATCGACGGGCTCTCCTACATGGAGCGCATCAAGTTCGAGACGGACATGCAGGTGGACTTCGTCACCGACAACCTGCTGGTGAAGGGCTACGAACGGTATTCGTTCGGCTACTACAATTTTCGTTCAATCTTCGGGAGTTTTCCAACGGCTTGATTTTAAAGGGTTTTCAGGACTCTTTCCAATCAGGTTTGCAGACAGCCGCCGTTCCAGTGTAGGGTTCATACCCCGCACTGGAGGAGCAGATGAAGGGTAAAGCGAAAGTGCCAAACCTCTCCCACGAACAGATACGCAACGCGCTGGACTACAATCCAGCGTCGGGCGTGTTCACGTGGAAGATCAGGCCCGCCAAGAATGTAAAACCCGGCGCCCGCGCCGGTGGCCGCAACGACGCACGCGGTTACCGCTGCATTCGTCTAGACAACATCGACATCACCGATAGTCGTCTGGCTTGGTTCTACGTGACTGGCAGGTGGCCCGAGAGGCGCGTCCGGTTCAAGAACGGCGATCCTTCGGATTGCCGTTACGAGAACTTGACGCTCTTCAACGGCATCGGCGGCGAATTCGACCATACGACACGTGAAGGCAAGCTTGCGTATCACCGTGCCTATCGCCGTGCGTCGCCGCGTCTGGAGAAGGCCCGCTCGTTGCGGGCTTCTTTCGGGCTTTCGCTGGAAGACTACGAGCTGATGCTCGCCGCTCAGGATGGTGCTTGCGCCATCTGCAAGCAGCCGGAAACGCACAAGCGTAATGGCAAGGTGAAGGCTCTCGCGGTCGACCACGATCACGCTACCGGCAAGGTGCGCGGACTTCTCTGTTTCGACTGCAATACCGCCATCGGCAAGATGAAAGACAGCCCCGAAATCTTGACGAGTGCCATTCGGTATCTTGAACGGCACACGGAACTCTCTTCCTCTACTTCTGACGAAAGGAACAGCTAATGGCTTGTTTCAAAGTAACGG